GTAATACTCCTTTGCTACAGCTTCATCAGCTATAACAATATCGTCTCCAAGTAATGCATAATCCTCAAACCAAGTCTTTCGACCGGCCCGAGAAGCAGCTAACTGCAGTGCAACGTGATGTGATAAGGCGAATGCTCCTCAAGATGAGAGCATTCCCATAGGCTGACCTACCGCATAGCGATAGTCAATTCCATCAAGACTTCAATCTCGATCAATCATAATCGTCTCTCAGGCCCTGGCGACATCAAAGTTATATAACAATGACATCATCTGTACCTGGAAGGCAATAGGAACTCTATCAGTAGCTGCAGATAAGTCATATGAATAAACGGTACGACTTTCGTCAGTATCGCGTTTATTTAGACTATCCACCAGATACTCTAGAGGTCTTCCTTGATTGAAAGTTCCATCTTGAGGTATCTTTTCTAAAATAGAAAAGATATGGTCATGTATGGGACGGAGGCAGGTTTGAGAGAATACATCGCCAATTGCGAATACCCGCACTTTTCCAGCTGGCTCCTCTTTTAAAGAGAGTTTACCGATGCGCAATTTCCGGCCAAGAGCTTCCTCTTCCTTAGATCCTAATACTTCAGAGATATGGCTTAGATGCTGTATTTCGCGATCTAGTAAATTAGATAAACTAGAATCAAAGTATTGATTTACCGTAAGAAAAGCATTGAGCAGACTGGGGTACCTAGACGCTAATACATAAGCATCATATGGCGCCCCCAGCATTGAAATTTTACAATTCGGTCCAGCGGATCTCATTGAGAGTAAATAGTCCTCTCCCTTAGGTGGTTTCCCAACTAAGGGCGCGAATAAACGCGACCACACGCTCCCTATCTCTCCAACACCAACAGTGGGTTTAATCCCAGTGAAGGCATCAGTAATAGTAGAAAGCTTTGTGCGGCCTGGATATTTTATAACTCGATAGAGACCCAAGAGTGCAAGAACTACTTTTCAATTAACCTTACCCGATGCTGAGAAAGTTTTGGCTTTATTATAGCCATGAAACTTTTGACGTAGAGGAGAAGGAATAATTAAAGGTAGTCCTGAACGGGTGGCAACCCTCACCGCAGTGTTACACTGAGTGGGATTACCGGCAATATAGAATTGACAGATTCGGGTAGCCTCTTTTAGGTAGGCTACCGTCATTACTTTACCATTATTGGTTCATAATGACTTTATACGATCTGCGAGTTCATAGATAGCCGCCCGATCCGAGACTTCAGCTTGATGATACCAGATAAGTAATGACGTATACCGCCCTATTAATTCATAAGTAATAGAGGTAGGAACATTATTATTTTTCTTAAGTATTTTCATCATGATGTTTACGATCTTGCTCCTAACGGTGTCACCGTCGTCGACAAGACAACCCCAAAGTACCTTCACAGGTACCCAAGGGCTACGTGATTACGCATTCACGCGATTGATTATACTTAGGACTGTAAGCACAGGTGCCAATTCTCAGACACTTAGCTGCTTCACTAACCTCTAACAGGATGACGAATTCTGCCGAGATCAGTTCCTCACCAAACATCTAATTTAATAGATAGTAGGAGAAAGTAGGGGACCAGCTTCGGGTGTGCCCGTAAGGGAACCCACCGTATAGGTTTTACCCTATAC